GCTGTGTGCAAGAAGGGTCGTTGCGGCTGGTATACGGTGACTACGGTCATCGATAATCGTGAGTCTTAATCCCTAGATTCCCGGACATGCCACCTCCGGGAGTGACGCCGGTTGACGGTATATGGGCCGAAACCCCCGGATTACGGTTCGGGTGTTTTGTTGATTGACCAAACACAGCCGCACTCGCTCAACACGGACTTTGCTCAGGAGTGCGGCAACAACGTACGCAACGAGTTAGGAGTTTAACAACATGAACATCATCAATCTTGACATTCGGGAAACCGCCGCAGAATGGGAGGAAATGGCACGGGAGATCCTTTGCGAATGCACCGGACGCATGCACGCTCACCGCACAGTAGACGCTGTCGCAGCGTCAACCTTGTACGCATTGTTGGCACAGCACGCGCCGACAGCTTATAGTCTTGCATACCAGAAGCACCTAGACCCGGCTAAGCTCCGGGTGACGGTGACTCTGTGGCACGTAAGCACCCACGGAGACGCACCGCGCCGACTATTGCGAGGCAGTAGCTTTGCGATAGAATGGACGACAGAAGCGCACTAACCCGCGCCCCCATGACGCACGCGCCGCCAGTCGCGTACACTGGCAACCACAACGCAACACCCGCAGCAATCGCGCAACATTGCGCGACCTGCACCAACCAAAGAGGTTACACCATGAACACACGCACCATCAACCCGTTGGCCCTTGCTCTGACCGCCGCCACCGTGTACCACTTTAGAGGCATCAGCCTGAATCCGAAGGAACGCACCAAAGCCCAACAAGCGGACTTCGATGCACACCCGGGAGACTTTGAAGAAGTCGAAAGCCGTATCAAAAACGCCGCTGGCGTAGTCGAGAAAGTTAAGCAACTGAAGCGCAAAAGCTTCACCGCGAACATCACCTACCCCGAGTTCTTGACGCAGTTGGAAGATGCAGCATTGCAGGTGCTGGTGAAAGGTGCAATTGATCGCTTCGTAAAGCTGAACTATGTAGACGAGTTCCGCGAAGTAGGCCCGCATGACTGGTCAACCGTCGGCGCTGCGATCGTTGACAGCTACAACAACGCATCGTCCGGAAGCGCCCCTGACGATACTGTGCTGGCTGCCGCTCAACTCGTCTGGAACACCGTGATCCCGCAGCTTGCGCCCGCATTGGCAGCAACGTCCGCGGACTGGTTGGCGAAAGGTTGCACCGACGCCGGAATCCGCAAGATGTTGGGCGGAAATGTCACCGAAGCCCGACTTCGTAAGATCGCGGAACGTGTGCAGCAAGTGGCCGCAGTATTGAACACGGAGGAAGGAAAGGAATTTGCGGGAGCTGCGCCTGCATTTGCATACGCCACGGATCGCATCGATTCCATAATCAGCAAAATGGCATCGTTGGACGACGACGCACTGTGAACCAACCGGCAGGGCAGGGGAGTGCTGCCACTCTCCAACCCGCCACCCTGCAACCATACGGCCCGCATGCCCACGCATCGCGGGCTTTTTTGTGCCTGCAATTTGCCCGAAAACGCCAAAAAATTTTCTCGCTTCGCGAGGGTATAACGCTGCGTTGCTACACTCCGTTGCTCCGTTGCGGCCCGTACAACTATACCTTCACTACGCAACTCCGTTCCGCAACGCAACTTGCGCTCCTGCGTCGCTGTCTATATGCGAGGCGCTACGCCCTCGCGCTCCCGTCTCTCGTTTGCAGCTACTGCGTACGCGCCACTCGTCGCACCTGCGTGCTGCGTGGATGTGCGCTACGCCTAGTGTGGCGTTGCTACGCGCACTGCAACAGCAACAGCAACAGCAAAGGCAACAGCAACAGCGAGAGGCTGCGCAGCGCGCATGCACCCACGAGCACAGAACATGTTCGTGCAGATGTGCACGCTCCGTAGCCTGGACCCGCGCTCGCCTACTCGCGGCAGCCTGGCGCTCGCTCGCTCGCGCCTAGCGCCCGTTCCTCGGGCGCGCTTGTTGTCGCTGCGCTCCACTTTCCCGCTCGCGTCCCGCGCTCGCTTAGCGTCATGTTCGGGGGTAGCGGCCCTTTTCTGCCACCGCCAGTGAATACTATCTACCGAACCTCCAAAAAATTTCTAAAGTTTCGTAGTGCGTGCAGTCGCAACGCTACGTTACGGTGTTCCGTGCGCTCCGGTACGCTACTGCATTCGCTCCAATGTGCGCCCCCGCAAAGCACGCAGCGCGCAAGGCCGTACAATGCGAAGGAAGATACAAGCACACGCGCAGTTGCGCGGCCAACCGCATAGAGGAATCCGCCATGTCCGGGAACGAAGCAGCGCAGCAGCACGCACAGTTCATACAGAACGCGCTGGATCGAGGATTCTCGCAGGCTCAGATTGCGGATGCACTCGGTGTAGGCGAAGCGTATGTATCGCAGCTGGTAATGCAGTTCCAGCTTGCTCCTACACCACAGCAACGGTTCAACAAACACGATGAGCTGTACGAGAAGGCCGAACTCGCAGCGCTGCAGCGGCTGAACAACGTAATCACATACGAACCGGATATGCCAGCACTGACACTTGCACGCATTGCAGCTACACTGAACGGCACGAAGCGTCGCAGTCAGAACGAACTGCCAACACCGCAGAAGCAGACGGTACTTACACTGAACATGCCGGTCACACTGGCCGCACAGTTCATATTCAACGGAAGCAACGAAGCAATCGCAGTGCAATCCGAGGAGGGCACGCGTGTGCTCTCTACGGCTTCCAGCAAGCAGGTGGCCGAGATGGCCGCAACAATGCTGCCGCAGGTGCAAGCCGCGCAGCGAGGAGGAATGCATCATGCAAAAGCCATCGCAACTGAAGAACTATGAGACCGTGCAGGCCGCACGTGTGCACCGCACCAACAGTGCAAGCGCAATGCTGCTGGCCACGCTGCAGGGGGGTCGCGCGTGCGTAGACAAGTGCGCGGCACGCGATAGCGTGCTCGTGGGGCGGTGCGCAGGCATCTACGCGGGTGCGTTAGCATGAGCCAAGTCTCGCAGTCCCAGCAGGAAGGTGCGATCACACGGCAGGTAGCGTTGCATGCGGATGAAGTGCGGAAGCTTGCAGGCACGGAGCTAAACTTCTTTGCTGCACTGTGCATTCCGGACGTATGCACGTTCCTGTTTCCATCGTACTATGTCGCGTTGTGGATGCAGTTGCTGGAGTCGCTGCATACGCCACGAAACTTCGACCGGTTTGCGCTGGGGTTTCCGCGCGGCCATGGCAAGACAATCGTGGTGAAGTTGCTCGTAGCGTATGCGGTACTGTACACAACGAAGCGATTCATTCTGGTAGTATGCGCCAACCAAGAACGGGCAAAGGATGTGCTGCGGGACGTGTGTGATATTCTGTCCAGCGACAACGTAGTTGCAACGTTCGGAAACTGGCGTGAACAACTCACAGTGGATCGTGCGGAATTCAAGCAGTTCGTGTTCAACGGACGCATCGTGGTACTCGCAGCGGCCGGATGCGGAACCAGTTTGCGCGGCATGAACGTAGGGTTTGCACGGCCTGACGTTATCGTGTGCGACGACGCGCAGACACGCGAGTGTGCAATGTCTATACAGGAATCGCTGAACTATATACAGTGGTTCTTCGCTACGCTGATGAAGGCAAAGTCGCCGTACGGTTGCACATACTTGTACGTAGGCAACATGTACAGAGACCTGAAGGCACGGCCGAACTTATACTGCTGCTTGCTGCGCAATTTGCAGCGCAGTCCGTCGTGGCGTAGCTACATCGTAGGTGCGATACTCAGCGATGGTTCTGCTTTGTGGGAGGAACTGCATCCGCGCACGCAGCTTCTGCAGGAATTCCACCAAGACAACGAAATGGGCCAAGGTGAAGTGTACGCAGCGGAGGTGCTGAACGATCCTACATACGTACCGAATAGCGGCCTGCGCGAAGACATGATCCGTGTGCGTGAATCCAATCCAGATGAACTGCACCAAGGCAACTTCATAGTGATCGATCCCGCAGGCATCACGAAAAAGAGTGATTTCACTGCAATAGGCTACTTCGAGTTGTACGATGGCGTTCCGGTGCTTACGCACGTCATTGAAGAACGGCTGTCTCCGAGCGAAACGATCTTTCGCACATTAGAGATTGCACTGCGTTATGGTTGCGGATTGGTCTGCGCAGAGGCCGTAGCGTACCAAGCAACGCTGCTGTACTGGTTCGGATTCATCTGCGCACAGCAAACGATCACCGGCATCGAGTTCCAGCCAGTGTTCCCCGGAATTGCATCCAAGAACGCACGCATATTGCTGTCGTTCAAGAGTGCAATGGCTGGGGAAATTGCATTTACGGAAGAAACGTACGCAGTATGGGTGTCTCGGGCAAAGGCATTCGATGCACGCCGCACGGACAATGTAGACGATGTGCTGGATTTACCGACATACGCACCGAAGTGCGTGGAAATGTACGGGCATCTGATGGCAGTGCAGGGAGAATCCAACGTAGTAGTGGAACAGTTGGGAGCATTCGCTGCCGACGATTCAATCGCACCATTCTAACCGGGAGGCCGTATGGCTTTTACACTCAGTGCTGAAGCAATCGAGAAGCTCTCTGAGCTGCTTCCGCGATACACACAGTACAACATCAACGGAAAACTACGCGATCGCTTCCAGTTGATCGATCGGTACATACAGCGTAGTATGGATACTGAAATCAATGCAGTTGCAGCGCGCACGGCCGCGCGTGCAGGGGATCGCACGAAGTTGCAGAACATGGAACTGCCGATCTGCATGCAGCAATTGGGAACTGCGCACTCGCGGTTGGTTGGCACATTCCTTACAGGCTACCCGATCTTCTCGGTAGTTGCTACACACGAGTTGCAGGATGTTGCACTCATGTATAACGCACTGATCGAGCGTGATCAAGAACGGTTCAAGTGGATTCCGAACCTGTCGCGCTCGCTGCGCCACTTGCTCAAGTACAACTTGATGGCAATGGAAGTGGACTATTCCACGCAGCATACGAATCAGTTGCGCATCAACGGAGCAGAACGGGAAGTCAGTTCGGTGACGTATAGCGGTAACAGTTTGCGTAGCATTGATCCGTACAACTTCTTGTTCGATCCAACGGTGCCACTGCATGAACTGGCCGAATTCGGTACGTATGCAGGGTACGTATACCGCCGCAATTATATCGCTGTAAAGATGTACCTGAATGCGCTGCAGGACACTAGCAAGGAGTTCTGCATTCTCAAGAACTTCAACACCGCACTGGACAATGCTAGTGGTGGCACGCAGCTGTACTACACGCCAGACGTGCATCCGCTGGAGGATCGCAACCCAGAAGGCGATCAGTGGGAAGGGTTCTTCGGGTTCAACTCTCCGAATGCTGTGAATGGCGCAGTTAGCGGTCGCTACGAAATCGTAGTACTATACGCACGGCTCATTCCGAATCAGTTTGGTATCGTGAAGCAGTTGCAGAAGGAGGGGCACCCTACTCCGTTCAAGTTGATCTATGTGAGCGGTGTGCTGGTGTATGTAGAACCGCTGCGAAATGCGCACGGCCTGCTTCCGATACTGGCAGCGCACGGATACGACGATGATCTCGGATGGCAGAACAACAGCTTCGTCGAAAACCTCATGGACATGCAGGACGGTGGCAGTGCGCTGTGGAACGGTTCCATCGCATCCATGCGACGTGCAGTAGGCGATCGTGCGCTGTTCAATCCTACGCTGGTGAAGCCCAGCGACGTGAACAGCACGAATCCAGTAGCGAAGATTCCGGTGCGTAGCAACTCGTACAATGGAGATCTGGAGCGTGCGTACAAATCGATCCCGTACAATGATAGCGTATCTCCGCAACTGCAAGGGAATATGCAGTTGGTGCTCGCACTGTCCAATCAAATCACTGGGTTAAATCCTGCATCGCAAGGAAACTTCGTGAAGGGTAACAAGACGCAGAGCGAATACAGCGACGTGATGCAGAACAGCGAAGCGCGCATGATGCAGTTCAGTCTTGATACGGAATCATTGGTGTTTGCACCGCTGAAGCGTATGATTAAGCTGAACTACATGCAGTACGCAAGCAAAGAAACACTGATGATGCGGTCACAGCGCAAGATGGCCAGCATCGAACCCGAGAAGCTGCTGCAACAGGAAGCGGATTTCAAGGTGGCAGACGGTATATTCCCCGTAGGCAAGGCAATGAACACAGAGGCGCTGGTTGCTGCGATCAATGGCACAGCACAGATGCCGGAACTGGACATTAAGTACAACCGCGCGGACATGCTGGTGTACATGATAAAGACGCAAGGCGTAGATCTGTCGCAATTCGAACGTCCGCCGGAAGAGCAGAAGCAGCGTGCGGAGCAGCTTGCAGCACAGCAAGCGGCCGCAGCGAATCCGCAGGCACAGACTCCGTAGTGCCCGTGAGGGCACGGTTCGTTGGGCAACCCGTAGACAAGGATGTTGTGTTCGCAGACTTCAGGTGATATATGCAAAACAGCAACAACGGTGTAACCGGTAACAATGACGCTGCACTTCAGCTTGCACTGGACAGTGTAGCCATGCTGGAAAGCGACATTGCAGTGCAGTTTCTTGCACAAGTTCCAAAAGACGGCAGTCAGCAATCCTTGACGGATCATGCACTGCAAACAACGTATCTACGCGGTCAGCTTGACGCATGCAAAGCGCTGCGTGAGATGCTCTCAACCCCAACAACTCGCGAGAATGAATCATGACACAGCAAGTCAACGGGCGGCCAGCCGCCAATTCCGGACGTCAAGCAACCGACATCATGGCGATGTTCGCTCCGGCAGGTGCGCAGCAGTTCCAGCCGCAGCAGCAGTTCCAGCAAATGCCAAACCCCGTGCAGCAGGCCACGCACGGTGCGCCGGCTCCGCAGAATCCGCAGGACGGTGGATTCCAGAACGCGAACGGCGGCATGCCCGGAACGCAGCAACAGACGCAATCGCCTGCACCGGGCACCGGTGCGCAGCAAGGCAGTGGTGAACAGTCCCCGTTTGATGCGTATGCAGGACTGTTTAAAATTGACGACAAGGCGGTTGATCCCGTCGCATCGCTCAATTCCCCTGTGTTTGCTATGGATGCCGAAAAGCTCCAGCAACACGTCTCCAAGATGAACTTTGCAAACAACGTTGACCCCGCCGTTGTGCAGAACATTCTGCGTGGCGATGCAACTGCGTTGCAAGGTCTGTTGAACAGTCTCGGTCAAAGCGTATTCCAACAGTCCGCTCGTTTCATGCAGACGGCAATGGAATCTGGTTTCGGGACGTACAACTCTCGTCTGTCGGAAGCGCTGCCTGCTCACATGCGCCAGTTCGCTGCGAAGCAGGAAATCACTCGCGACATGCCATTCGCATCGCATGCTGGCGTCGCGCCGATGATCGAAGCGCTGCAAACGCAATTCATGCGTTCCAATCCCAACATGTCGCCCCAAGAAGCAGCGTCCAAGGTCAAGCAGTTCCTGCAGACCGTTGGTACGCAGGTGAATCAGCAGCAACCGCAACAGGAACGTGATCCGTTCACTGGGCAACCGCTGCAACAAGGGCAACGTGGTGGACAGCAACCTGCTGATAATTGGGACTCGTTCTTCAGTTAATTCTCTGCGCATTGTGCGCTAAAGGTGCTCTCATGGCTTTGCAAGATACGTACTACTACAACACCACCAACAGCAACACCGCAGATTACTTGCGTAAGAGCTTTGCCGGCCAGATGCTGCGCTACGCTCCTAGCGGTTCCTGCCCGCTGTTCGGTCTGACCTCCATGCTACCCGATGCAACTTGTGCCGCTGTTGAGCACGGTTACTTCGCCAAGACCATGTTGTTCCCTTCTCTCAACTTGGATGCGGCAGTTGCCGATGGCGTAGCCACCACGTTCACTGTTGCAGACAGTTCCAACGCTGTCGTCGGTGATCTGTACCGTGCACAGTCCACTGGCGAAGTTGTGCGCGTTGCTTCCATCGTCTCCGGTACTTCAATCACGGTGAAGCGTGCCGTCGGCGTGATTGCAGCTGCTGCTATCGCCAACGACGTGAATCTGTACTTCATCGGCAACGCGTTCGAGCAGGGTTCCAACGCTCCTGCCAGTCGCTTGATGAACCCGACGCGTGTGATGAACAACACGCAGATCTTCCGTAATACTTGGGCATTGCCCGGTACTATCGAAGCTGTGTTGCCGATTGTCGGCGAGAGCATCGTTGCAGAGTCCCGCACCGACTGCGGCATGTTCCACTCGCTGGCTATCGAGGCTGCCATGCTGTTCGGGCAGAAGTCCGGCCAGATCGTTGGCAACCAGTACCTCACTACGATGAGCGGTATCATCGAATCTGTGCGTACTGGCGCCCCTGCAGGCAACACTGTCGTTGCTGGCGGAACGACCACGTTTACGCAGCTGGAAGCTGCTGTAAACGGTGTGTTCGACGTGTCCACCAACGGACGCACCGGCAACCAGCGTCTGCAGTTTGTTGGCGGTACCGGACGCAGCGTGATCAACAACATCGGGCGGTTGCAAGGCAGCTATCAGATCGTTGATGGTCAGACCAGCTTTGGTTTGCAATTCAGCATGTATCGCACCTCTCGCGGTGAGTTCAAGCTGATCGAGCACCCGCTGCTGAACAGCAACGACGACTGGAAGAAGATGGCAGTCACTGTCGATCTGCCGTCGGTGCGTGTACCGTATCTGCGTCGTACCAAGCATGTTGGTTACGGCATGGACGGTAAGTACGTGCAGAACGGTCAGGATGCTGTGGGCGGTACGCTCACTACGGAACTGACCATGGAAATCCATAATCCGTCGGCGTTCGCAGTGACCTACGGCCTCACCGCCGCTGCTGCGTAACTGTCGCAGATTCGAAACGCAGCGGGCGCATTGCCCGCTGCACTAACAAGGTGTACTATCATGCCGCTCTATCGTCTTCCTTCCCCGAATTCCTGTATCATCCTCGCCGACGGTGCTCGCGTACTGTCCCACGATGGTGTGATCGATACTGATGCGTTGCGTGATTCCCACGCAGGCATCGAAGCCCACATGCTGGATATGGTTCGCGTGCGTAACGCGCATCGCATCGACATTGCAAGCTCCACTGCTACCACACGGATCGCGGTGCCTTCGCAAGTGCCCAAGCCGCAGGCCGCTGACCCGCTTGCGCTGAACTCTGCTGCTGCAGACACTGTGATGGGCATGTTCGATAATGCTGGCGGCTTTGCCGCATCACTCCGGAAATAATAGCATATGGCTACGTTAGAGGAAATCATCTCGGATGCGCTGGAATTTATTGATCGTCCGGATCTGCTGGACGTAGCCAGACGCACCGCAACAGAAGTGCTGTACAAATGCCATCGCAGCGGGGACTACTCGCGCGATCTGGTGTACGGTGCGTCCGAAACAGTTGACACTAATTCGTCAACTACGCGGCTAACGTTACCAGATCGCTTCCGTAAGCTTGCAGGCATTGCAGGTGCAACTGATTCTGGGCTTCCACTCAGCGGATATGCGCCAGAATCTATGGGCATAGCTGCACCGATCGGGTACGCAGGACTGCGCAGTGACAACGATCGATACCGCATTGCAGGTAACCAGCTAACGTTGTTCCATTACCAATTGATACGCCCTGCATCCGTGCAGTTGGCGTATTTCTCGTATCCTGCTGTTACGATCGCACTGGATTCTACGGTGACTACGGATAGTTGGATGCTCGCACAGTTTCCAGACGTTGTGCGTTGGCGGTTCATCATGCAACTGGCGTCGGTAACATCCAACAAAGATATGCAGGCCGTTGCAGCCGCACAGTACGCGGAATCCATTGCACAACTGCAAGCGAATGAGCTTGTAGATCTTCCGGAGCACTACTAACATGCCATACACAGCAGATCCATACGACGATACGAAGCCGACGGGAGCTACGCTTGCGCTGTATTTGGACGAAGAAATGCGCGCTGCAAAGGGCGCATTGAAGGATCACCGCGACCGTATTGTTGTACTGGAAGATACGCCAGCGTCTACGACAGTTGCAGGGCTTGTAGAACTTGCAACGCCGGTGGTGACGGTGGCAGGTACCGATGCAGAGCGAGCGGTGACTTCCGCTGGGGTGGCCGCAGCCCTTGCTGCAAGGATTCAACCAGTCGCTGCTTTCGTAGTTAGTGCAACTGCTGGAGCAGCAACCAAGACTTCGGACTTAGCCGGTAACGTTGCAATCAGTGGGTACGTTCGTAATATATACGCAAACACACTGACGTTCGATGCAGCGTTCTCAGGGCTTGCGGAAGATTTGCAGAACTCTCCGCGTAACTTCGTGCTTGTAGGTACATGTACACCGGGGCACGGTGTGGGCGTAATTGCAGTTAACAGCGTAACTTCCCTTAAGTGCCAGTCTTGGTATTTCCCTGACGCAGCGGATTACGTCACATTCGAGTTCAGTTGTGTGCTGTACGCTGCACCCATTGCTCCATAATCAGGAGTGCCGTAAATGAGCACTGAAATCCGCGCAGCATTGCTGCAGCAGGCGTTTCCGATAGATGCACGACAGCTTGGGGACACAGTGCTCGTTGGTCGCGGACTTGAGCCTGCAGAAGCTGCAAATGAAATTGCACGGCCGCAAGTGTACGCACTGCAAAACATGCTGCCTACACAGCGTGGTTGGTGCAGTGTACACTACGCATCTACACAGCCCGGATACACGTACCCAGTGTACTTGGAGCAAGTAGTACAACTGCGCGATGGAGTGGGACGCACAGCACTCTGCGGTGTTTCCGGCAACAGTCTGTACGTGTACTCATCCGGTACGCAAGTGTGGACTGCGTTTTCACTGGGAACTCCGCTGGAACGCGGTGCACTCACAGTAGCAACCCTGCGAGGTGAATCGTATATATGTGTTGCACGCGTTGGCCTGTACAAGTACGACTTCCTGACCGAAACGATGGAGCTGCAGACGCTTTCCGGGTTTGCGGATTTCTCCAATGTAGTTGGTACCAGCGCAGCAGGCAACCATTTGCTGCTGATTACAGCGTCGCTGTTCTTCTGGAGCGATCCTGTTAATCCGCTTGAGTTCACACCTAGCATGGGCAGTGCAGGCAGTACCGGTATTGCGGCCAACCGCAGCAGCCTAACTGCAATCGTTCCGCTTGGGGATGCAGTGATTGCGTATACTTCACTGAATGCCGTGTACTGTGCATATACTGGAAACGTTAACGCGCCTTTTGCATTTCGTGAAATCGCGGATAGTTCTGGTGTTGCAGGGCCAGAGCATGTGTCCGCCGATGTGGCAAGCGGAGAGCACATTGCGTGGACGTACTCTGGCTTCCAGCGAGTGAGCGCACAACGTGCGGAACCTGCGTGGCCAGAACTCAGCGACTCCATTGCAGCAGGCCTGTTGACGTATATCAGCGATTCCGATTATCCGGTGACGCTGCAGTACGATCGCATGGATGTGAAGATTTCCACTGTAGGTACGCGGTACGTACTAATCAGCGTGCGTGCATCGACGGAGAGTGCGTCGCAGTATCCTGTCGCATACGTATTTGATCGTTCGTTGGAGCGATTCGGGCGTTTAGATATCCCGCACTGCGACGTGATTGAGTACCGCAGTGCAGACTATGCACGCTACATGACCATTGACGATCTTGTGCTTCCAATTGATTCGTACACTGGCGCAATAGATGAATTGCGCGAAGTATTACAAACACAAGATCCAGCATTCGGTACTATGTTTGCAATGATTGGACGACTCGGTGAAGTACGTGTTGCGCTTACCGCAGCGGTCCGTAACGTATCGCAGCATGTGTCCGAGGAGTTCAAGACTCCGTGCATGATCCTCGGGAAGTACAAGCTTGTACGTGCTACCACTGTGTGCATTGACTCGATTCAGTTGCAGGCGCAGAATTCCGAAGTTGCGATTAAGGCTATCTGCAACGATGCTGCAGGCAACTTCATTCGTAGCGTATCACCTACTGCGTCGTACAGGCAGCCCGGACGTTACACGTTGCGGGCAACTGGTCATGGAGTTTCCATCAAGCTTTCCGGTGTGCTCAACGTGTACGCGCTTAGCATGGAGCTTAGCTCCGCAGGCACTGCACTTGCTCCAGTAGCAGCCAGCAGACGCAATGCGATTGACTATCTCACTGTGTTTGGAATCCCTGTAACAGTTGGAGGTGCATATGTCGTATCCCCAAGCTAGGCCATTGCCACAAGTTGCAGCAGTGCGCGGAGCACTTGCCACAGTATCCGATCCACAGCTTAGAGATATTATGTTGCAGCTTTGCGATTGCGTAGACTATTTGAATGCACAACTCCACAAGGTTGCGGATGATACAGCTGTTACGCTGGAGGAATGAACATGAAGCTACAAGAAGCAATGCAAGCATCGGCCAGTGCTCTCAGCACCGGCAGTGACTTTGCAGGGAAGTTGCTAGGAATGGCCGACGCGAATGCTACGTATGCAAAGAAGCCGCGCGACTCGTTGCAGAGTGCAACCGATGCGTCGATGACGGTATCAATGGATATGCTACTGCAGGATTCACTGCAACAGATGCAGCAGTGGCTCAACATCAACGATCTGCAAGTGCAGAAATCGAAGGAACAAGGGGGCGGCAATGGAACACCGTAACGTACCGGTAGGTGAGATTCATGCGATTGCGAACTGGTCAGTTGCAACCACTGCGGAGCGTGATTTGCTTGCAGTGATTGCTGAGGATGTTGGGAAACAGTGCTGGGTGCGCGGTGTTGGACACTTTACACTCGCTACGGTTGCTCCTACTACTTGGGAAGCAGCCACAGTTCTTGCCCAGGCCAACGCCGTGATCGACTTCGGCGCCGACAATACAGGCGCGACCAACGCGACGACCGCGCTGAAGAACTTCTTTGACCATTGCATTGCCACCGGCAAGCCGGGCCATATCCCTGCCGGGTCATATCTGGTCACAGCCGGCGTGCTCGCCTTCGACAACGGATTTACTGATCAGTTGTGGCCGGACATTACGACGGACGGCCATGCCGCCGTTGTCCTCAAGCGCGCCGATGCGACCGACGCGGCCATGATTGCGCTGACTAATGGCACTGCGACAAGCGCAATCGGCAAGTACTGGAAGGGGGGTGGCCTTGGCGGTATGACCTTCGAACAGAATGGAAAGGCTACCGCCGCCAGCCAGCACGGCTTGCTGCTGCGCGGCGTTTACGGCGTTAGGTTCGGCTGGATGCGTGCTGATGACATGGGTGGCTCGTGCGTAGCGATCCCTGCATTGCTCTATGGCGGCACCAACCCGGACCCATACGCGGTCAGCATGTGCGAGTTCGATGGCGTCGAGGCTAACCGCTGCAAGCGCTTTGCCATCGAGAATCAGAACTACGTCGGCATGACGGGCTGCGCCATCAGGAATCTGCGAGGCATTCTTTGCGAGCTCGGTGGCTGGTACGGGCTGGGGGCTGGCAACCGATGCGACATTATCAGTATGGGCTCTGTGAAGGGGTGGGCCCTCGATGATGGCGCTTCTGTTGCGGCGACTGGCGGGCCTCCGTCGCGTATCACAATCGGGCTTGCAGAGCTTGACGATGTGCAAAATGGCATCCGACTTAACCGAATGCTGCTGTTCAAGGCCGCGCATATCCGATTTGTCGCCCGCTACAACGCGAGCGCGCTTAATGCTGGCGAAGGGTACTGGCCCCGCATCGGTATCTCCATTGCTGGAGGGGCGGTCCCTTCCGTTGGCGACGTTGATATCGATGCCATCTGGCGCATCGAGGCTGGCGGCGTAAAGGCTGATCTTGGTGTGTTCACGAACTTCCACAGTGTCGCCTCGAATAACATCAGCATCCAGAATCGCACTCTGGATAATGCTGGCTTTGGCCTCAGCGATTCCGACCTCTACGCAAACAGGCTGGCAGACGGTGCTCAGTTCATGACCAGTAGCGGGCGTGTCGTCCTGGATGACCGCATTAAGGTCGCAGCAGTCGTTCGTTTAAGCACCTCCGACACCGTGCCAAATACTGGCTTCGGCACGGCAGCGGCTAAGATCGCTTTCGCCACCAAGGTCTATGACAAAGGCGGCTATTACGACACGGCTAATAGCTGGTTCACAGTGCCTTTTTCCGGCCTCTACCGTGTTAGTGCCCGCATCTGCCTGACGGTTGCTGTAGGCATCAGATGCCGCATGGCATTCACCACCGATGTTGGCGGTGTGCTTACGACTCATGCCAACAATAACGGCTACCAGGCCAACGCAGGAGCGCAGCACTACGAGTTGAACGGGATCGTCAGTCTGATAGCCGGGC